AGTTTCTTTTGAATTTATCAATATCAACAACTCTAGGTTCGTTTAAATTGTCTGTAAAGAACAATAAACCTTCTAATATGTTAGCTCCTGTAATTAGGTTCTTTTTTTGAAAATTTAATAAGCTGCTAGTGGTAGATGTAAAAGTAACATTTAAATCCCCTGCATCTTTATTAGCATTATTAATTTTTTCAAATGTCCATATACTTTCTCCTCCATCAAGGGACACTTCTTTTACTACTGTATTTTTAGGTATTGTAAAACTTAAATCAGGCCTTTCCCCAACATTTATTTCTGTAGTGTAATCTGTTGTGCGGGGAAGTGAAGCTGTAGGTGCTTTACCACCGCTAAAAAATATATTTAAGAGCTCTTGCTCAGATAAATTTCTTATTGTTAAATAATCTTGATATTTATTGTCAAAACTAGATAAAAAAGATAAATTAGTTACATTTGTAACGACTTTTTCTTTCTTGTCAATTAATATTGGAGAAACATCATTATTAGCAACATCGTACTCATAAATTCCATCAATATTATCAGAAGTTACAAACCAATATATTTTTTTATTAAGTAAATCTTTTGCTGTGCCAATACATTTTGCGTTTGTTAATCCTAAATCAAATAATTCAGTATTACCCAATATATTTTCAACAGCACCTGCGTCAGATCCCTCTGAACTAGATATTTGTATATTTAAAGCGTCTCTATACTCGCCGTTAGGTATAAGTCTTTCGTCAAGGTCTTTATTCATTCGACCTTTAACAAATGTGTGCTTCAATTCTGCCATTTACTAGTGCTTAATTTGTTGAGATTTACCTCTCATTATTTGAGTAAGATCTTCAATGCTAATATTTGCTAATCTTAATTTAGCTGAGCGAATAGCTGCTCTTTTTTCTTTTTTAAGTCTATTAACTTGGTATTCAGGTACATTAGCCTTTGCTGTAATTATACCATGAGCAATAAACTTATATATAGCTTCTTCTGCAAATTTGTGTATACGCATATCACCATCCGCAAATAAACCATCTGAAATATATTTTAAAACAAGTGTTTTACTTTTTAAATCACTTGAAAAACTTATGATGCCATTTGTATCATCAATTATAAAAAATCCTGTTTTTGTAGCTAGTTGCGGATTTAATCCATATCTTTTTCCAAAATCAACATTGTAGCCATATCCTTCTTCAAGGTTATCTATATTGTCCCGTTGCACATTATCACTGCTAGATTTTTGGAATCTTGAAACTGTTGTAGACTCTGAGCCTATTAATACGTTGCCATCTGCATCAAACAAATAATTATAATTATCATCTTGTAAAACAGAAGCTGGTGCAGATGATAAAGGAGCGGGTTTTATTGCTCTTTCTACTCCTGCGTCATCAACGTACGTAATTTTAACATAACTTACAAAATCATGTGGCAAATCTACAGACAGCGATGGTGGTAACTCAAACTCTTGCGTTTTTAGGCTATTAACAGTGTCATAGTTTAATTCTTGTATTCCACGTTGGGCATGAAATGCAACTTCAGCTCTTTTTGCACTTTTAATAATCTTATCGTCACCTACTTGTGAAACAATAAAGTTATTAATAATGTCTGTAGCTGTTATATACTGATAGTTTCCTTTATTGGAACCTTCGTAATATTCTTTGGGAGTTTGCGTTCCTAATGCCATTTATTTAAGATTTTTCTTTTTGTACTTTTAAAGCGTCTTTCTGTTCTGCTATTTGGCTTATTTCGGCTTGTTTAATGACTATTCCTGCATAAGCTAGTATTTTATATACGAGAACAGTTTCTTCGCTTTCGTGAAGCTCAAAATCAGTCGTGGTTGATGAATCATAAAGACTTACATTATCAACATCAGTATAACCCCAAATAGCTTCTGCTGGAGTTTTAATATAGGATGCTTTAATACTAGACGTTATAGTTGAAGGATACACGTTTATATTGTTGCCTTCTCTGATAAAAACAGGCCTAGATGTAGTTGGTTTTGTTAAAGGTGAAGCATTTATGTATAAGTATTCGTTTTGAGCTATTTCTTCAACCTCTGTGGCATTGTTGTAGTATACAGTGCCTAATCTATATAAATCAGAAGATAAAGCAAAAGAAGGGTTTGTATAAGACAAAGTTGCTGACTTTCTGAATAGATTAATTTTTTCTTTAATATTTTTAATAATATTAGCATGCTCATTATTAATCTCACCCATTCTATTAAATTGGTTAAGATCATAGAAATACTGCTCAAATATTTCTAATTGAGCTTGATTAGCAAGCAGATTAAATTCTTGCGGAGTAATATAGCCTCTGTTTTCTTTATTTGAAATAGCTAATACTCTATTATATACTGTGTTAATGCTAACTGCCATATTTATATTTATAATAATAAGGGCCACCGAAGCGACCCTTATCACTACGGTTTACTTAAGTTTTTTCTCTATTGATTTGTAAACTTCAGTTCCTTCATCTGTTTTAAACCATGCCGCAATTGCAGAATATGGGTTTTCATCAAATGGTACCGTCATAAGCTTTTTATTTGTACCACCCCAAGTAAATGTTCTTTGGTCTTGTGATAACGAAATAATACCTGCTTCCGAGGCTTTAATTCCAAAGTTTCTTAACTGTACGTTATCATCATTTACTAATTCTATAAACAACGAAGGGTTGTCTTTTGCAAATAACAATAAGTCTCTTTTAATTTCTTGACTAGTCATATTACTAACAGAAGAGCCTTGCTCAACTCGTAGTACAGCTTCAGCGTGGTCTATATCTAAGCCCTTCGCAAGTGTTAAAGCTTCAATTTCTAGTTCTAAATCAGCTAAATCATCTTTAGCTTCTGCTACCGGATCTAATTCTTGATATATAGAATTTTTTCCAGGATGATATAATGATAATAATTTTTGTAATCCTTGATCTGCTTTAGAAACAAATAAAAATCCATCTCTAAAAACAATATGCCCTAAAGTAGAGCGCCCTTGTTGCTCATCCCTAAAAGGGCTTTTTTGGTTTGTAGCATATCTAAGTTCTCTTGAATAACCTTGTTCTTCGTCAAAATACAATAAAGGTGTTCTACTGTGATGCCTAGATGCTAATGTAAATGTAATTGGTGTTTTATTCCCTAATAAAGAATAAGATCTGTCTTTAATCACCCAATTATCTTCAGGTGTTTTTGTTTTAGCTTTTGTTGCCATGATATAATATAATAAAATTAATAAAGGTAAAACCTACCCCTGAAAATACATCAGGGGTAAATCTTACATTAAGTATTAAGCTACTTGAGAAGCAGTCTTAAATAGTACGAAGTTGTTAGCTCCTTGTACACACAAGCAACGCTCAGATAAGAAGTGTACATTCATTTCGTCAACATCAGAAGTGTAAACTCCACCTACAGATCCAGTGATCCAAGATTTCATTTTACGATCATCAGCTTCAGAAGCACGGTAACGTACGTGCAAGAATGGACGCTTAATGTTTTTACCAAGCTGCTGGTCATATACTGTAGAAGTTCCAGCTGGTACTAAAATACCATCAATATTTCCACCTAAACCACGAGTAGTCGCGTCGTTTAAGTATTTCCAGTCAGTTTTATAGAAGTCATAAGAACCACGACGGAAGCCACTAAATCCAAGATTTAATGCCATATCCTCTTCGTTATTAAATACTCCATAAGAAGTACCGCCATTGTAGTGTGCATTAACAGCACCTAACATATCGTCAAAAGCCAATGCGGTAGCACGGTTTAAGAATAACATGTTTTCTTCAATAGCACCTTGCTTATCTAAGTTCTTTAAGATTTCATCAAAATCAGCTAAAGCTCCACGAGCAGCTCCATCAGAGTTATCTAATGCATCTTCACCAGAGTTAAAGTTTTGATAGATATTTCCGCGACTTTCTACAGCAGAAAATAAACCTTCTGTACCTTTGTAGCTAGCACCAATAGCTCCAGATCCAGAAGCAGCAAGCTCACCTTCAACCATTGACATTTCTAAGTAATCTTCAAAGCGTAAGCGTGTTTCATGCTCAGATTTCAAATACCATAAATACCCAGAAGCACCGTTTTCAGTAGTTACTTCGACCCATCCAATTTGTGCAACATCAGATCCAGAAATATTGTATTTATCTTTAATGATAATTGGTGAGTTAGAAAACTGTTGGAATCCAGCATCAACTGATCCATCCATTCCAGCAGTACCTTTCTTAAATTCAGAACCATATACAAATACCTTAACAGATACAGCAGTTCCTGAAGTTAATCCAGCAGCTGTAAGAGTAGCACCACCATAAGCAAGCACAGTAAACGTGTTTGTAGTTACAGCAGACACAACACCCTTAACTACTTTATCAGCAGTCCAAGTTACTCCGTCATTAGGATATGTTCCAGACTCAATAATAGCAACAGTTTGCCCTACGCGTACAGCGTGGTCGTTTTCAGTAACAACGCCAGTAGTAGTGTTAGCAGCAGCACTGTCATAAGCAATGTGTAATCTTCCTTGCTCAGACCAAATGACTTGATCAGAAGCTGAAGGAATCTCAGCACCAACCATACGTAAGAAAGAAGCTACAGAGCGATTTCCATAGCGCTCAACTTCTTTTTCGTATACGTCTGGTAAAAATTGTTTTGCAAAAGTTCCTCCTCCTGAGCTATCGTCAAAAGTTAGATAATTTGTTCCAAAAAGTGTTTTTGTTGGGGTAGGAGTTAATCCTGCTGGAAACGACCCACCCGTTGAAAATAATCCCATTTTATTTTAGGTTTAAAAGTTATTTTTTAATTTTAATTCTTAAGCGATCAACATCATCCCCGCTAATAGCTTTTACTTGCATACCAGATGTTGTTGTAACTTTTTCATGGGTTGAACGTGGATCCATATCAATATTTTTTGATTTGGCCATTTGCGTTTTTAACGCATCGGCACGCCCTTGCTCATAAAAATGATTAGCAACAGCATCAGCATTCATGGCTGTAAATAATGCTTTGTGGTAACCAGCAGCATCTGACATTTCATTATTTTCGTTGACAAACTTTTCAACTAATGAATTAATATCAGCTTGTGATTCTTTTACATTGTTCACATCCTTAACCTTAAACCTATATTTGTTATCCCCTACTTTAAAATCAAAACCTTTGAAATTTTCGGAAAACAATTCATTTGTTTTTTGTTCAAATATAGATCTTTGTTGTTCAGCTATTTTAGTTCGTGAATCTTGATCTTGTTTATAATCGTTGTAAAACTCAACCGCTTCTCGTTGCTCAGGAGTTAACTTAGAACTTAACTTAAGATCTTCGTAGTATTTACCCTTAAGGTTATTAAGATTTGATTTAGCTTCAGCAATTGATTCTTTAAATGCTAATTTTTTGCGTCTTATATCACGCTCTTCATCCACTTCCTCATCATAAGAAAAGTTATCTTCAATTAAGAAGTCAACTTCGTCTGCTGATAAATGTGGTTTTGTTTGTTGATAGTATTCGCGGAGTAATTCCATATCCGCCATACTTTCATAATCTTTATTAAGATTTACATAATCCTCAACTGTGCCCCCTGTTTCTTCCATAAACTGCACTAGCTTATCAATGTTTTCAGGCAGCTCACGCTCAGGCTCTTGATTATTATTTACGCTTTCAGATTCTTCTTTAAGCTTATTTGGAATATCTTTTATTTTATCGGCTAATGTCGCCTCACTTTCTACCTCTTCATCCGATACGAGCTCGAGCACTGTATCTTCTTCGTTATCGGGCCCACTTTCTCCGGCAGGCTCCTCATCTGTTTGTTCGACGTTTTGTTCTTGTACTTCTCCGCTAGTTTTGGGTTCGTCGCGTACAGGAACCTCATCTGTGCTTTGCTTTTGAACGGCATCTTCTGTAAAGTTTCGTAAATCTAGTTTAATTGTTCCGTCTTCATCAACAGTTGTTGTTGGTGTAGACTCTTGCGTTTCAGGTGCAGCTTCTTGTACTTCTTGAACTACTTCCTGCTCTTGTGTTTCTTCTGACATGATAAAATATTATAAAATTAAAACGGGTTTTATTACCTAGGCTCAAACATTTCTAAATTAAATCCGCTACCCATGGTATCATTACCTGCAGATTCAAATGCTTGTTCACCTTTTCTATCTTTTCTTTGCTCTATTAATTGAGACTGTTGAGAAGCTTGTATACGTGTTCTTTCGTCTTTTCTATCTTCTTTATATTTTTCTTTATTTGTAAATGCCTCTGCCTCTTTGTCTTTAATAGCCATATTAAGATCAAACTCATATTTCATAAGTTCTTTCTTAAGTTCTTTTTCGTTTTGCAGTTTTTGAATTTCAAGGTTAGCTTCTATTTGTGCTAGCTCTGCTTTTTGTTGAGTAATAGCTTGCTGCTTTTGAACATCTGCTTGTGCGGCTGCTTGCGCTGCTTGCGCATTGCTTTGGCTTTGCATTTGAATATTTTCCTGTTGAACTTGTCTGTCTTGCTGGAATTTTTTCTTGCGGCGTACCTTTAACAATTGATTAGCTAACTTGATATTCTTTATTTCTCTAATATCAATAGCGTCTTCTAAATATATTTGATCTTTAGATAAAGCCGCTTGTATATTGTTTTCAAGCATTGCTTTTTCTTCATCATCTGGGGTAAGTTCAATAAATATACCAAAGTCATGCAGATGCATGTTTTTAATATCATCTAATGTACCTACATTAAATCTTCCTATACTAGAAATGAATGCATCTCTAGTTGGGCTGTATTCTAATATATCCGATATACGTAACGAAACCGCTTCCGCAGTTTTAGCTGTAAGGTATAAACCAGATTGCAGTATATGGCGCGTTGCTGTATTAGAGTTTGCTGCTGCTAATTTTTGAACGCCTACTAACGCATATTGTTCAGGAGTGCTGCCATCACGTGCTTCGTTTAACCCCGTAACGTCGCGAATCATTTGTAAGTAATAATTATAAGTGTTAATTAAAGAACTTATTTTATTATTACCCCCATTAGATGTTAGCTCTTGAATAGGCACTTTACCTGGGTTCATATCCCCGTCAACAGTCAATGATCTACCAATAACAGAACCCGTTTGGAAGAACATATTTAATGCTTCTTGCGGATTGTAGTTAGTACCGTTACCTAAATCTATTTCAGCTAAGCCGTCCGCATCAAGATAAACACCATCCGGTATCATTCTTGACATGACCTGCTGAAGTTTTAAATGCGTTAGCTGAATCATATCAGCAAAACTTGTGATTCTGCTTACTAATGATTCTATTCTGCCTTTGTATATTCTAGGAGCAACAACATTATAATTCATCATTACTTTAGTTGTGTCAGCTTTTGGTCTTACCATATTTTTAGCTAACTCCCATTTAAGCATTTGCTGCGTGCCTAATACAAACGCGCCATCATAAACTACTTCAACTGATCGGCTTACTTTTTCAAAAAGAGATCTTGGATCTTTTGGCGGATTGAATTGATCTGTTTTTTCAATCGCTTTTGAAGCGCCTGTAGCTGTTGTTTTAATTTTGTAAACTTCATTATTATAAGTTTTGTAATTAAAATAAAGAACTTGAATTGTGTTAGCATCTAACACTGAATCTTCGTTAATATATCTATTATGAGACGCTGCAGTCTGCACGCCTTGCTTTGTAATTTTTTCTAATTCCTCATCCGTTAAATCTGGGAATTGTTTCTTAAGTTCGTTTATAGTTACACTTTTAACTTCTCCTACATAATATATATCATCAAAATATGGTGAATAAGTATAAGAATAAACTAAATCAGCTGGATCCACATATTCAACTTTAATACCTTCAGACTTATTAAAGTGATTTTTTAAAGCGGCTATACCAAGAACAGTTAAATCATAATTAACACGCCTTTTTGTTAATTCGTAATTATTCTGATTTAATATAGAATTTATAGCTTGCTCTTCTGCAATTTCAATAGCTTGTTTATACTCAAGTTGCATATGTAATGCTAACTCATTTTCGTCTTCTGGCAACTTATCTCTATCGGTGCTATACACGTTTATACCGAGCTGCTCTTGTATTGCATCATTTAATTCGCGCGTTTGCATATCGCGAGTAATACTTTCAACGTATTCAGAACGTTGTTTTACAGATGACGGATCTTGTGAAAATGCTTTAATATCAAAAGCTCTGTCAGACATACCATTTACAACTATATCTACAAACTTAGGTATAATCGGGACAGGTTTCCAGTCTAAATTTAAATATGATAAATCACCGTTAATAGATAATTCATCTTTATATTTCTTAACAGACTGTTCTCCTCTTGCATATAATCTTAATCTATGAAATTCATCTCTATTAGAATAAAATCTTGTTGCTCCGGAATCTCTTTTAAACCACTCATGCTCAATAGCGCGGGCTATTTTTAATCCGTACTCTGAGCTAGCCTTTTCTTCATCTGAAGCAATTTGACTCGGGAAAGAAGACTTTAATATTGTTTCCGCCATGCTATTTTATTATTGTTGAATGCGATCCTTTATTGTTATATCTTGAAATTTTTATATTCAATGGTTGTCTTTCTGATTTTGGCTTTGGGTGATATAAATGTCTATTACATGCCATTATAGCCAACCCTGAACTTATTGCCGCATCATATTTAGTTCTTTTATTTATATCAAACTTGGCCCAGTCGTTTAATGTTCTATTAAAATATATATTACCGCCACCTTCTTCTGTTATGCCTACATGATTATTAATGTAAGTTTCTATAGCTGCGGCATGAGCTTGTTTTATATCTTCAGATGTATTTGGTATGCCACCAATTTCTCTTTCTGTTACAGATAATTTATTCCAAACTTTGTCTGGTCTGTTCATTGAAAATCCTCTATATCCTCTACGTCTAATGTGATACAGTAACCGTGGTTTGTTATTCTCTGCCAAAAGTGGCATACCGTAGTAGACCAAAGCCATGAGAACATCTTCAAAAAACATTTCAGCAGTTTGTGGGCGTGCAACATATTCTAAAAAAAATGTGTTAGCAGGAGAATCCTCCATGCTAAATTTAGTTAATCCGTGTAAAGCGCCCTTAGAACCTTGTCCGTCTGTTGTTCCTGAAATATCGTACGAGTCACAACCAAAAGCTCCCATATGTTCATTACCAGGATATTTGACGCCATTCTTAAGTATTACGTTGTTTTCTAAGTTCTTAGAAGGAGTCCAGGATACGTAAAATCTTCCATTTGTATTTGGTGTAAAAATTACTTTTGAATCTTTAATACCATTTTCCCATGAAAACGACCCTCTTGTGATATACCCTTTTCTCGCAAGATCTTCGTTGTAATCTATTTGCTCGTATATTTTTGTTAAATTAAATATACTATTTTTTGCTTCGTCACGAAACGCATGCTCTTCTGTTCTTGGAAATTGTCTATAATATTCATTTAAGGCGTCACTATCGTGCTTTAGCCCCTCAACTTCATTTTCCCAAAAATCTATAACACCTGTTTCAATATCTGTTCCGTCATTTCCTTTGACCGGTATTCCTGGCGTAGAAAATACAGGGTATCCATAAGAATCAATGAATCCTTCGTAGTTCCATTCCATAGGTATGAACAAACTATATAATCCTGAACTAGTCTGCCCGTTGCGGTTTCTTTTAGTAACGTCGGAGTCATTATATAATTTTTTAAAATTATTTCCGCCTTTATCCAAAGCATTAGACGTTGATCCCATCATGCACTTGCCTATAACTTTACTACCTAATCGCAATGTAGTTTTAGTTACACGCCAGTTATTTAATATATTGTCGGGTCGTTCCCATTTACCGCTTTCATCATGCACTAACAGATTTAACTTTTCCCCGTCATATGAATTATCACCTGTATTTTTCCAATCTATTGTTGTATCAAGTCCTTCAAGTTCTGTTTCTTTAGAGGTTTGAACAATTGATTTTTTGGTGAGCTTGGAAGCTGGTACTCTGTACGCGAGCTCGGTTTTAGGCCTATCCATTCCATCCTGTATTGGTTTGAAAAAGAATGGGTAGTTGAGTGATATTGGTACAACCTTGTCCGTGAACATCTTTTTAGCATCGGCACCAGATTTGGACAATATTCCGAACCGTGCATCTTTTGTAATTGTTGCCAAATTGACTGATTCTGCTGAAGACATAAAACTAAATCCGGAGCGGCGGTTTTTAAGATAACACATTCCGTAAGACCTATAGTCTGCTTTACACGCTTCCCAGAAGATAAAGAAAATTCTGTTAGCTTCCCTGAAGTCTGGCTTCCCAACATCAATCTTGGTCCACTGCAAGTACATATAGTGAGTACCAGTAATATAAGTAGGTGTATTTTTATTATAAAACCAATGACCTTCTTCGCGTCTGGTAAATTCTCTATCAATATATGCATACCATTTATTTTTAAAAGCGTCAGGGTATGTTTCCCAATCAAACCTAGTTTTTATTTTTTTAAGTTCGTTGGGGTATTCATGAGGCGTCCACCTACCGTTATTTTCAATTTCTTTTGGAGCCACTGGCAAAGCTATCTTTAAATTTTGTATTTCTACAATTTCACCAATTTTTCCACTTTTACTAATTACAACAACGTCGTAGTCTTTATTATACCCGTACTCCCATTTGTTTAACTTATTAAATCGTTTAATTGTGTTTAAACGTATGGGGCTTATAGATTTAATTAAATTTTGTTCGTACATTATTTAGATCTACCTTCTGCAAAGCCTTTAAAGGATTGTGTAGATCCTTTTTCAGATGCCTCTAGCATATTCTTTTCGGTTTCAACTCTTGTTAATATTTCAAAAGCATCAAATATTGCTAATTTTTTTGTTGCGGCCGCATTTTTTAGTCTATCTGCAGCTAAATCTTCTTCAGGATCGCCAATAATTATTTTTTCTTCGGCAACTCTTATAAGCTCATCAACCGCTTTATACCCAGCTTGGATTATATTCTGCTTCAGTTCCTTGTCTTTCATATTTTATTGCTATAGAATTTAAAGGGACTCTATATAATCTTTCGTCTTCAATAACGAACTCATACTCGCTGTTTGGAGTAAAACCTACTATATCATTATCAGTTAGATTAAAGCTTCTTAAATCAGCCCCTAGGTGCTTTAAAACGCCTATATGCTCTTTTTCTTTTGTATTTAAAAAGCTATCGTCTTGTTTTAGAGGTTTTACAAAGCAATAACCTTCAGGTGCAAACCACTTGTTATTACGTTTGTATAAAAATATTTGATCTTCATAACACATAAAGAGATTATTTTGAAAATAGCTACTACTATTTCTTTCTTCTCCTCTCACATCAAAATATCTTCTAAATACATTATGATGCGCAATAATTATATCGTCTTTTTTAAAAATCGGATTATTTATTGGTGTTTCTATTATTTTAGCTTGTCTATTTACAAACTTATGATCTTCTATTTGAGTATTTAAAATTAAATTAGAGTCACCTATTTTTTTATTATTTGTATACCTTCCATCTAAAGGCTCTATTAAATAGGCGTGTAAATGTTTCATTAATATTCTAAATTGTATTCTACTGCGATAGCCATATTTTTATTGAAAGTTTTCCAAGGTAAAACCTCATCATTTTTTTCAATAAATATATTATAGCTTTCATCTTCTTCTAAAATTTCAACTATTCTATGGCCACCAAATACTTCTTGACCTGTAGAATAGTGCATTGCATCATTTTTATAATCTCTGCCAATGCTAATCTTCCGTATTAGATTCATTTTGATTTTCATTTAGTATTTCAGCATTATTAAATACTTCAATAATTGCCTTTACTCGATTAAATTCTTTAATAGGCATTTCGTTTAAAATTGCTGTAATTTCAGTTAATTGTTCTTGTGTTAAAATTCTTTTCATTTTATTATATTTAATTTAAAGTTATATTTCTTTATTACGTGTTATCTATGTTTATTATTGCCGAACACTTTTTCAACGCCCCGTGAACCAAAATATCCGCCTATAACTATAGTAAGTAATCCTGTAATATCATCAAGAGGATAACCTAAATACCACCCCACTACATAAGAGACAACTAAAAATATTAATACTAATGGGCGCACGTTTGCCGCAAGAAAACTTCCCGACTTGGCATCCGCAACCCATCTTTTTGTAGTACCATCTATTTCGGCTCTTTCAATTCTTAATTTTTC